GCTGCGATCGTCGTCGAGAAGAACCACGGCGGGGCGTTCCTGCTGGAGCTGCTGGAGCAGGTGATGAACGACCTCGGCCTACGAGTCCCGGTGCTGGAGGTTCACGCCTCAGACGGCAAGCGGACCCGCGCCGAGCCCGTGGCGATGCTCTACGAGCAGGGCTTCAACCGCGACCTGCCGATGGTCCACCACGTCGGCGAGTTCCCAGACCTCGAAGACCAGCAGTGCAACTGGACTGGCGAGCCCGGCATTCCCTCGCCCGACCGCATGGACGCCCTGGTGTGGGGAATCACCGCCCTGATGAAAGGTGTCGGCACGCAGAAGCGCCGCAAGGTCAAGGCCGGCGCTCGGTAGTAGAGTGTGCAGGTATGGAGAACGCCCTCGCAGAGCGCATCGTGGAGCACATGGGGCCAGCGCGCGCCGCGGCGATTCGGGACGCTGCAAAGTTGCTCGACGCAATCGAGCAGGCCAAGCGCGAAGGGCGCGTGCGAATCTTGCGAAGCTCGCAGCACTCAGGTTCTTAGGGGTCAACGCAGCCCCTCGCCAGAGTCGGGGGAGTGAGCGACCTAGTCCGAAAGGCGGTCCGGGCACGGGTGGCCCCGATGCCCGAAGGCGTTACCGCCCAGCCCGAGGACAACGCTGACCGCTGGACGCCCGAACACGCCTTGCAGCCGCCGGCGGACCTCGACGCGCTGGCCGGCTTCACGCAGTTCGCCCGCACCCGGCGCTCGTGCATCGAGGCGATCACCCTGAACACGGTGGGCCGCGGGGTGGAGGTGGTGCCCCGAGAGGGCATGGAGGACGAGGCCAAGGAGGATGAGGGCGCCGAGCTCCTGCAGGCCCTCAACGACATGGCCCGCCGCGACGTGCGGCTGCAGCGGCCGAACCTCAAGCGCCTGCTCTCGACGGTGAAGTGGGATGAGGAGGAGGTGGGCAACGGCTACCTCGAGGTCTCGCGCAACCGGGTCACCGGGGATATCGACGGCCTCTTTCACGTCCCCGGCAAGCTGGTGCGCCGCCGTGAGGACCGCAAGGGATGGGTGGTCGGACCGAAGAACGGCGCTCCGCACGAGATGGTCGAGTTCTACGACTTCGGCGATAAGGTCCAGTACAGCGCCGACGGCCGCCCGGAGGCTCGCCTGGCCGAGGGTGGCCCGCTGCAGAAGCGCTGGGACCGCAACGAGATCATCGCCTTCCAGATCTACACCTCCGAGAGCCGGGACTACGGGCTGCCCCGAGACGCTCACCTGGCGATCGACTACCTCGGGGACCGCAACGCTGCTGAGGCGAACGTCGGGTTCTTCGGCGCCAGCGGTGTGCCGCCGACGGTGATCTTCGTCAAGGTGCCGCTGCCGAAAGACGACGAGGAGGCCGTCGACCTGGAGATCCCGCCCGACGTCGCGACCCGGATCACGCAGACCCTCAGCGGCGACGGCGACAAGCGCCACCGAGTCGCCGTCGTCGCTCTACCCGAGGGGGTGGACGCTGACTCGATCGACCTCGCCACCCTGTCGGAGCGCGACATGGGCTTCATCGAGTTCCGCAAAGACAACCGGCGGGCGACCCACGGCGCCTTCCGCCTCTCCCCGATCTTCACCGCGGACATCGAGGACACGAACTACTCGACGGCCGAGACCGAGCGCCGGCTGACCAAGGAGCAGGTCTTCGATCCCGAGCAGGACCGCTGGCAGGACATCCTCGCCCACACCATCCTGCGCGACATGGGCGCCGAGCACATGACCTTCAAGTTCGCCGAGATCGACGTCACCGACGACAAGGCCCAGGCCGAAGGGGCGGACTCCCTCGCCGAGCACGAGGCGATCACCTACGGGGAGCTCCGTGAATCCCACGGCCTCGCCCCGCTCCCCGAGGCCGAGGAGGGCCAGGAGCCCGAGGTCGGCGAGGTGGAGCACGGCTGGAACGGGATGCTGGTGGAGGTCAGCGGCGACGCCTCGCACGGGGACATCCTCGACGGCGCGCGCAAAGCCGCCCTGCTGTTGGCTGAGGGGAACCCGACTCCCACCGGCATTGAGGAATGAGCACCGAGGCGAGCAACGGCTGCTCAGGTCTGTGCTGCGCCGCGTTCCGAATCCCCGAGACCCGCGCATCCCTCCGGGCGGCCGGCAAGCACGGCGACGAGGAACGGGCGCAGATCGCCGAGATGGTGATCCCTCTCACGCCGAAAGAGGCAAACGAGCGGAACGCCGCCTTGGGGGGCGACGCGCCATACCGATGGGCGCGCGACCGCGGTCGCGTCTTCACCTGCAAGCACTGGGATGAGGAGACGCGGTTGTGCGGGATCTACGAGGACCGGCCGGACATGTGCCGGAAGTTTCCGTACGACAAGCCCTGTTGTTTCGGGTGCTCTTGCAAGGGGACCCCGATCGACGATGCCTAGCCGCGCCAAGCAGCGCCGGGAAGGCGAAGAACGCGAAGCCGAAGAACGCGACCGCGCCGACGAAGCCCTGCTGATCGCGCTGGTCCTGATCCTGCTCTCGCCGCTGCCGTTCCTGATCCTCTCCCGCCGGGTCGTGCAGCTACTCGCCGCCGCCGGTATCCCCGCTCCCTCGACCCTGTTGGTGCTGGGGATCATCGGGGCGGCGGGCGTGAAGTTCTCCGACGGGCGCGATGACCTCGGGCCGGACCTGCTCCCCGACGAGGGACCGGCGGTCGCCACCATGCGCCGCAACGCCGTGGGCCGCCGAGCTCGCTACATCCTCGCCGCGGTGCGGAGGGTGAGCGAAGGCGGCTCCGAGAAAGCCGAGCGCTCGCTGTTCGGGGCGCACCTGCGAGCGGAGGAAGGACGCATCGAGGGAGCGCGGAGGATCGACCGCGCCGCTGCGAAGTGGGGGCCGATCCTCGGGTGGAGGGCGACCCGCGACAACCGCACCACCCCGGAGTGCTTCGCCTCCCACGGTGGGAACTTCTCGGCCCTGGTCCCTCCCAGCATCGGGTGGCCGGGGACGCTGCACGGGGGGAACTGCCGGTGCGAGGCGGTCGCGCCTTGGCCGGGGGCAACGATGCTGCCATAGGGGTCAACGCTGGTGGTCGAGAGACTGAGCAAGCCGGCCTGTCACGTCGGTCGATCTGCTTGCCATGGTGGATCACGAAGAGGGGTGCGGGTCTCGCGACCTGTGCCCCTCTTCGCTATTCGGGGTCAACGCGGCCGGTCGGCACGCTAACTCCATGCCGGTCCACCTCCTGCGCGACGCTGACATCAAGGCGATCTCCATCGTCGACAAGGGCGCCAACCGCAAGCGCTTCTTCCTCACCAAGGCCGAAGGCGACGAAGCCGAGACGCTGACGAACACGCACCGGCTGGTGAAAGCCGAGGACTGGTCGACGGTCTACTGCGTCGTCGCCGAGCCCGGCTGGGCTGAGAACCCCGGCCAGGGCGCGAGCGCTCCGGGCATCGATGACGTGTGGGCGGGCGAGGATGAGATCCGCAAGGCCGCGCACCGTTTCATGGCCAACGGCGGGCTCGTCACGAAGCTGCACGAGTCGCTCGACCCCTTCGGTCAGCTGGTCGAGAACGCCGTCGCCCTGGCCGACTTCACCGTCAACGGGGAGACCATCACCAAGGGCTCCTGGTACATCGCCATCACCCCGACCGAGGACGGCAAGGCCGCCATCGAGAAGGGCGAATTCACGGGCGTGTCGATCGAGGGGACCGCGGTGCGCGAACTCGTCGAGAAGGGCAAGGGGTCAACGCGGGCCGGCCGTACCGTCGGTTCCGTGGCCGAACAAAGCCTGCTGAAACGTGTGGTTGATGTCTTGGTGAAGCGGGGCGACCTTCCCGCGGAGGTGGTCGAGAAGTCGGATCGCACCTTCGGGGAGATCGTCGCCCAGCGGGAATTCGATGAGGCTCTGCCACTCGCCTTCGATGCCTTCCGCGATGCGGTGTGGGGCGCCTTCTTCCCCATCGACAAGGACTCGGCCGACCCCAAGACCCTGATCTCCGAGTCCTGCGACGAGTTCAAAGCCTGGGCGCTGGAGATGCTCGACACGGTTCCCGTCGAGAAGACCGAGCGCGAAGAGGCGCTTGCCAAAGCCTTCGGCGCGGCCCCGGATGGGTCAACGCCGCCGACCCCTACCTTCGGAGAGGACACGATGACTGACGCCGAGACCAAAGAGCGCTTCGAGAAGCTGGAGAAAACCCAGGCCGACCTGGCCGAGGGGATCACCAAGCTCACCGACGGTGTGGCCGACATCGCCAAGGCGGTCAAGCCTGAGCCCGAGGCTCCGACGGTCGAGGACGTCAAGAAGGAGTTGGGCGACGTCGCCACTCTCGTGAAGGCTCTCGGCGAGAAGGTCGAGAAGCTCGGCGAGGGCGACTCCTCGCAGACGGATGGCTCCAAGGACACCGATCCGGTGACCCCCGAGGAGATCACGAAATCGTTCGAGGCTGCCGGCCTCGACCCTGACCTTGCGGGGATCGTCTAACCATGAATCGCGCTGAACTGCTGGCCAAAATCCAGAAGGCCACGATTGAAACGGGTGCAGGCGGCCAGCTCAACCCGAAGCAGGACAAGGCCTTTATCCAGCGCGTCATGGAGGTCTCGGCCTTCGGCAAAGCGATCAACCTGGTGCGCCCCGGCCCCGAGCCAAAAGGCGAATTCACCAAGATGGGCAACAGCCCCCGGCTGATCCGTCGCCACAACGAGAACACGGACACGGGCTACCGCGCCGGCATCACCACGGACGACATCGAGTACGACGCGAAGACCGTCCACCTCCCGTTCGAGATCACGGAGAACTTCTTCCACACCAACCTCGAGGGCGAGGCGGTCGAGCCCAAGATCGTCGATCGCATGGCGCGCCAGTTCGCCCTCGACCTCGATGACCTGAACTGGATCGGCGACGAAGAAGACTCCGACGACTTCGTCTCGCTCGACGACGGCATCCTCAAGATCTGCGAGACCAGCTCCGACGTTCACCGCGTCGATGCCCAGGGTCTCACCTCCGGCGGAGCGATGGACAAGGAAGTCTGGTTCGCGCTCAAGTACGCGATGCCGGACATCTACGTCAACTCGGGCCGCCTGCGCTGGTTCATGTCTCCGAACCGCTGGACGAGCTGGATCGAATACCTGACCGATCGCGAGACGGCTGCCGGCGACGCCGCTCTCATGGCAAAGGATCTGTTCCCGCTGGGCATCCCGCCCTTCGTCGGCGCTGCCAGCGACGCCTCGGCCCCTATGCCTGGCGTCCCGTTTATGCCGGACGGCCGGATTATCCCGGCCGACCCCGAGAACTTCGACCGCGTCATCACCTGGGACACCCAGCGCTACCGGGTTACCGGTGCGACCGACTGGGAGCTCGCGATGCGGCGCAAGCGCGGCTACGTCACCTTCCTGACTGCCGACCTGATCATCGAGGAAGAGGCGGCCGTCGCCGACCTCCACGGTCTCGACCCGATCACCATCGGCGCTGGCTCCGGCTCGGGCTTCTAGGTAGGACCCGATGGCCGAGCGCTCGGGCATCCACGTCACCGGCAAGGACTCGGGCTGGCCTGTAGGCGGCCCGGATGAGCCGGACCCGAAGAAGGATGGAACCGGCACCGATGACCTGCCGAAGGTCGAGAGTGTCGAGAAAGGCGTCGTCCATGCCGCCGAAGAGTCCCAGCGGGTCTCCGATACCGGCGGCGACGCCGGCACCACCTTCACGCTCACCTTCTCCGGACAGACCACCGCAGCGCTGAACCGGGACACCGCCACCGCGGCCCAGGTGAAGACGGCGCTCGAAGCGCTCTCCAACATCGGGCCGGGGGACATCGACGTCACCGGCGCCACCGGTGGACCCTGGAGCATCCGCTTCCTCGAAGGAGGCCAGTACGAGGGCGACAACGTGGCTGCGATCACCGGCACGGGGGTCGGCGTCAATGAGGTCCAGACCGTCACCGTCGAAGGCGCACCGACGGGCGGGAACTTCAAACTGTCCTTCGGCGGCGCACAGACCGCGAGCATCAAATACAACGCGACCGGGGCAGAAGTCCAGACCGCCCTGCGCGCGCTGGCGACGATCGCCGACGACGAGATCTCAATCTCCGGCAACGGCCCGTACGTCTGCACCTTCGCGGCCGGGCTGGGCGGCAAAGACGTGGCGGCGATCACCGCCGACGGCTCCGGCCTGACCGGAGGCACCGCGCCGAAAGTCTCCGTCACCACCGGCACCCCCGGCAAGGTCGGCCCCACCATCGTCGTCGAGACCCTGGTCGAGGGCTAGTGCACCGATGACTGTCTGACCGTGGCCCCGTCGGTCGCGATCCTCGTTCCCACGCTGCGCCGGCCCCACGCCCTGGCGCCGCTGCTGGAGTCGCTCGAGGCCAACACTCCCACGGGCATCTACTCCGTGGTGTTCGTGCTTGACCGCGACGACGCCGAGACCTACAGGGAGATCAAGCGCCTCGACAAGCCCTACGTCCGGGTGATGGTGGAGGACGGGACCTACCCGCACAAGATCAACGCGGCGGTGGCGGCGACGACTGAGCCCTGGGTGCTGCTGACGGCCGACGACGTGAAGTTCCACCCCCGCTGGTGGGAGGAGGCGATGGAGCGAGATCGGGAAGTCATCGCGAACCTGTCTGAGACGAGCTTTCCCGCCCCCAGCTTTGGCGTGATCGGGACCTACGATCTGCATAATCGCCACACCCGCACCGGCCGGTACGCGACGCAGATCCTCGTTGCCCGCTGGTACATCGACAAGCTCGGCACTGTCGACGAACCGGGCAAGGTCTTCCACGAGGGTTACCACCACAACTGCATCGACGTAGAGCTCTGCGAGACGGCGCAGGCGCGCGGGCTCTTCGTCCACGCTCCCAACTCGATCATCGAGCACCTGCATCCCGACCACGGCAACCGGCCGGTCGACGACACGGATGCCAAGGGAAACCGGGCCAACCGGGACGCCGACCAGGCATTGCTCCGAGAGCGACGGAAGCTTTGGGCGACGTAAGCGTCATCGTCCCCTGGCACTGGGGCCTGGAGTGCGACCACCGCACCGCGGCGCTGAACTACGTGCTGGGGCGCTACTCGGGCTATCTGCTGGGTGACGCGAGCGCCCTGGCGGTCAGCCCACCGAGCGACGGCGAGTGGTGCAAGGGCGGGGCGATCCGATCCGCCCTGCCGGACGCTCGCGAGATCGTCATCGTCAACGACGCCGACTCCTGGTGTGACGGGATCGGTGAAGCCGTGCAGGCGGTGCGCGAAGGGGCGCCGTGGGCGGTTCCGCACGAGAAGGTTCACCGGCTGACGCCGATCGCCACCGGCGAACTGCTCGCGGGCTGCAGGGCGCCCGAGGCGCTGGCGACCGAGAAGCGTCCCTACCGCGGCCACGCCGGCGGCGGGATTCTCGTCGCCCGCCGTGAGACCCTGGAACAGGTGCCACCCGACCGGCGCTTCACGGGCTGGGGGAGCGAGGACTGCGCCTGGCGAGACGCTCTGCGGACGCTGGTCGGCATGGAGTGGCGCCAGAGCGGGAAGCCGCTGATCCACCTCTGGCACCCCCCCGTGCTACGGGACGGAAAACACGAGACCTCGCCTGGGAATCACGCCTTGCAGGGGCGCTACGTCGCGGCGCGGGGGGACGTTGAGGCGATGCGGGAGCTGGTGGCCGAAGGAGCAGTGGACCCCCTAGACGTACCCGTGAAAGGGGATGAAACCGAAGAGATCGAGCGCGGCGTGAAGCCGTCGGATCGTCGGTACCACCGGTGACCCCCATCGCCTTCACCGGCCGGATGCGCCACTTCATCGACCACCTGGCGCCGGTGTGGCATCAGGTCGGCGGCGACTTCTACGTGCCGACTGCGCTGGTCGACCACGCACTCGATCTCGGCATCACTCCCACCGGCTACGAGGGCGCCGCCCCGCCGATCCCGGCCGACACGCTCACCGTCTGCGCTGCCCGCGGCGATTACCACCGCGTCAAGGGACCTGTCGTCTACATGGCCCACGGCAACGGTCAGGGCTTCGTCACCGGAGAGCACAAGGGCTATGCGGGTGGTCCCGGCCTCGACCGCGTCGTACGCTTCCTCTCGCCCAACGAGCACAACGCCGTGCTCTGGCGCGCGAGCTACCCGAGCATCCCGGTCGACGTGGTCGGCTGCCCCAAGCTCGACCAGCTGCCGGTGCGCCACCGCGAGCCCGGAGCCCGTCCCGTCGTCGCCATCTCCTTTCACTGGGACACCAAGCAGGCTGGCAACAAGATCCGCGAGACCTGGAGCGCATGGCGCCACTACCGCCGCGCCGTAGAAGATCTGGTCCGGGCGAAACGCCCCTACGACCTGATCATCCACGGCCACCCTCGGATGCAGAACGGACTCGCCCGCTGGGCGGGGAAGATGGGCGTCGAGTGGGTGCCCGACTTCCGTGACGTTCTGGCCCGCGCCGACCTCTACGTCAACGACTGCTCGAGCACCCTCTACGAGGCGGCGACGGTGATGCCTGTGGTGGTGCTGAACATCCCTGAGTACCGGCGGGAGGTCGAGCACGGGCTGCGTTTCTGGGAGTTCGCTGACGTGGGTCTGCAGGTAGAGCGGCCGCCCGAGCTGGGCGAGTCGATCTGGCACGCGCTGACCGACCCGCCCGAGATTCGTGGGCGTCGACAGCAGATCGTCGCCGCTGTCTACCCGCACCGCGGCGAGGCCGCCGACCGCGCCGCCGAGGCCATCCGAGAAGCAGCCGGGGTCAACGTAGCCCCTGTCTAACGTCGGTCGGGCGATGTACCCGACGACCAAAGAGCTGGTTGACGCCTCCTCGAACGCCGAGTTGAAAGCGCTCGGCGAGGCCGAGCAGGACGCACTTCGTGCCGAGGCGATCCTGGCGATCGAGGGGCACTGTCGCCAATCCTTCACCGCTGAGGCCGGTAGCGCATCAGGCTCGGGCGACGAGTTCACCACGCTCGCAATCGATGGCACCGGGTCGCGAACCCTCTACCTTCCGCGCCGCCTTGCCTCCCTACACGACCTGAGCGTTGCCGGCGCTGCGATCGACGCTGGCGACGTGGAGCTGAACGACAGGCACGACCGCCTGAGCATCATCGAGGAGGGCGGCAACACGAACTGGCTCGCCCAGGCCGCCGCGGAATACAGCGAGCGGCCACGAGCCCTGTTTGTCGCGGGTGCCGGCACTGTGCAGGTGACGGGCGTGTGGGGCTGGGCCGACGACGAATACCCGGAGGCGATCACGACGGCGCTTCGCTTCGATATGGAGGACCGGGCGCTCGCCAATGGCCATGCCCTCGCTGACACCGTGCGGTCGGCGCGCGCGCTCGGGCTCTCGTCGGTGAACCAGGGCGGCCTCTCGATCGAACTCGGCAAGGGCGAGCCCGCCGTCTCGACTCGGGTCCGGCGACTGCTCAAGGGCTACCGCTGGAGCGGTGCGGCCGGGGCGCTCGCGTGACGCTCCCGTTTCGGCAGTTCGCCGCGGTCACCGGCACCTCCAACGAGATCCTCGGCGTCATCCGCCTGTCTGTTTGGGAGACGCCTGACCCTCGGGAAACCCCGGCGGGGAAGGTGTGGAACTGGAGCGGCGAGGCGGAGATCGAGTCTGCTGAGCTGCTGATCGGCAAAGCAAACCGGCGCCTGTTCATCGTGGACTCCGAGGAGGAACTGGAGGCCGGCTCGGGCAGCGGCGACGACGAGGCGCCGCCCGGTCGCCGACTCGGCGTCCTCGCTGCCGTGCGCCACGACTTCCTGCCCCATGTCGAGCTTCGCCTGCAAGAGACGAGGGGCTCCTGATGCCCCGAGTGACCTTCACCCAGAAGATCGTCGGTCGCGCTTGGGACTTCTTTGGTGGGCGCCGGGCAAGCCGCATCATGCTCCGGGAGTTCAAGACCGAGCTCGGCCCGCGCCTTGTCCGCGTCGGGCGGCAGACCGCGCCCTACGAGCACGGTGGGTTGGCGCGGGGACTGCGAGCTGGAGTCGGCCCGGGGCTCTCGGTCGAGCTGAAGTCCACCGTCCGCTCCAAAGAGGGCTTCCCCTACACGGGCGTCACGCGGTTTGGCCGCGGTCCGATCATCCCCAAGCGAAAGAAGGCGCTCGCCTTCACGGTCGGCGGGAAAACGATCGTCCGCAAGCGCGTGCGCGGCTACAAGCCCGCGGGTGACTGGGCCGATGGCACCGAGCGCGCCGCCCAGCCGCACATCGCCCGCTCGGCCCGCCGTATCGGCCGCCAGCTGCAGGGGGTCTCCGCTTGACCTCCAGGAAAATCGCCGAGGGGGTGGTCGCGTGGGCTCGGGAGCAGATCCCGGTCCTGAAGGCGGGCTACCCGCATCCGCTTGCCGAATCGGGGGACCTACCCGACGTCGTTGTTGTTGTTCAAGACATTCGCACCGTCAAAAGCGATCCCGACAACTTCCCGTTCGCCGCCTTGGAGCAGGTCGACGGGTTAAAGGAGTGGGTGATCGAGCTTTCGATCATGGTCCCGCAGGAGGAAGGGGTCGGCGGCGAGGATGCAGCCCAAAAAGCGGTCGAAGATTTCGCCGAAGCCCTGATTGGGTCAACGCTGGCCGACCTTACGCTCGGCGACAGAGTCCCGATGGCATCGCCTTTCCTCACCGCGTCTCTCGCCGAGCCCTTCGAGGAGCGGCCCGACACGACCTCCGGTCGGCGGATGTTCGCCAACATGGTGATCGCCGAACCGCTGGAGTTCTCGTGAACGTAGAGGTCACCTACCACGGTCCGAGCGGCTGCTACTCGACCGAGTACGAGGGCGAGTGGTTCGAGCTGGAGAAGGGCAAGGCGCTGGCGATACCTGAGCCGCTGGCCGAGTCGCTGCTGGACGTGGAGGGCCACACCTTCGCGATCGGCGATGAGGTTGAGGTCATCCAGAACGACCAGGGCGCCGAGACGACGACCTTTGTTACCTCGGGCTCAGGCTCGGGCTCGGGTTCGGGCAGCGGTGATGACCCCGAGTGGGTCAACGGTCGCGGTGCCTACGGTGGGGGTAACTGATGGGACTCTCCGTTTTCGACATCACCAAGCTCGCCGTTGGGCCGGCCCGCGTCCTGTACGCGCCGACCAGCGTTGCGATCCCGACCAAACTCCAGGACATCATCAAACTGACGGAAGCCGACGACTACACGCCGGTCACCGGCTGGGAGGACTTCGGTGCAGCCCCCGAAGGCGACGGCGCGAGCTACAGCCGCGGCTTCGAGACGGAGGCGCTTGGAATCGAGCAGTCCAACGGCGCGATCTTCAACGACATCACCGATGCGAACCGCTCCATTTCGCTGAATGTCGCCGAGATCTCGCCCGAGAACATGAAGATCGTCGAGGGCACGGACATCGCCGTCGAGACCATCGCTGCTACGGCAGAAGCTGCCGGGCAGGATTCGGTCCCGATTGGCTCGGTCTCGGAGTTCCCCGAATATCGCATCGTTCTCATCGGTCAGCGCAAGCTCTCTTCCGGCGCCGTCATCGAGCCCGATGGCACCGAACGCGGCCGGCTGGTCGCGGTCGTGCTCAACCGCGTCAGCATCTCTGCCGACGACTCCGAGGTCGAGGTGACCAAGGGCAACCTGATGAGCGCGCCGCTTCAGTTCGAAGGCTTCCCCGAGCCGGGGCAGCCGGCCAAGAAAGCCTATGGGCGTTGGCTGTTCGAGAACTCCGCGGACCTCGCGTCCGGTAGCGGTTCCTGATGCCTGACAGCGTCTCCGTCACCCTCGGGCAGCGCTCTCACACGATCGTTCCGCAGGGCATCGGCCGCATCCGCAAGAAGCTGGTCAAGCTCATGCAGTTCGGCGAGGGCTCGGGCGACTTTGACGGCGAGGTCGACTCTCAGCTCTACGACCTCCTCCAGACCTTCATCCCGGATATCGCTCCCTTGGATGACCTCCTGGGTAAGCAAGATGACGAGGCGGCGGCGCTTCAGACCGAACCGACGCTGCCGCAGATTCTCGACGCCGTCGATGCCATCTACCGCGTCAACGGCGCAGATCGGCTCGTGCGCCTGGGAAAATCAATACTGGGTCCGGACGGTCTGCAGAAGCTGCTGCGGCGGGAAGCGCTGACCGCTTTGTCGGAGGTCTCGCTGAGCTCGCGGTCCGAGAGTGGGGAGTCACCGTCGACGAGTTCTACACCGACGCCCCCAACGCCGTCGGACGACCCCTCGGCCTCACCCTCCCCCGCCTCTTAGACCTACTCGACGCCCGCAAGCGGCGCGTCGCCGATGAGCTGCAGGTCCAGGCGATCGCCTTCGCGACCGCCGTAAACGCGCCGGACAAGCTGAAAGAGCTGTTCAAGGCGCGCGAGCCGAGTGCGCCGGTCGAGGTCGGCGAGAAGTGGTGGGAGCGCGGCAAGTAGGTGCCGGGGTCAACGCCGCTGATCGGGAGATTCGGTTGTAGCCGTGGCCGCCTCTCGCTCGATACACGACACGATAATGCGCGTCCTCGGCGAGACTGGGGACTTCGACAAAGCCCAAGCCAAGGTCAAGCGCGAGTTCGCTGAGTTCGCCGCCCTGGAAGCAGAGGCGACGCTTGACGTTAACGATCGCGCCGTCGGGCGCAAGATGCGGACCGCCGAGCGGGAGCTTGCCGAGTTCGCGAACCGCACCGCGACCGCCGACGTCGACTTGGACACCACGGGCGCTCGGGCGAACCTCGAGCGGCTGAAAGCCGACCTGGCACGGCTTGACCACGAGAACGTCTCGCCAGAGGTCAACGCGAAAGTCACCAAAGCGCTGCTGGCGCTCCAGGCGCTCGATGCTCGCCTGGAGAAGATCGACCACAAGCAGGTGACGGTCGACGTCGATGTGCGCCGCGGGGTGGCAGAGCGTGCCCTGGCCCTGCAGCGCGCACTCGGGGGGATCGCTTCGGCCTCTGAGGACGGCAGTCGGGGGCTGCAGCTGGTGGAGTCAGCCGCTAGTGGCGCCGGCGGCGGTTTCGGGTCCCTGAGCGGGTCTCTCGGGCCGGCCGGGGGTGGGCTGAAAGCCCTGCTGGCGGCAGGGGCGGCGCTGATCCCGATCCTCTTCTCGCTGGTGGCGGCGCTCGGGGCCCTTGCGGGGTCGCTCGGCGCAGCAGCGGCGGCAGCCGGCGCCCTGGCGATAGCGCTCGGCGCGGCGATGGGACCGGCCCTCGGCGTCGTCGGGGCAACGGGCGTCCGCGTCTCGGGAATCATGAGCACGCTCAGCGGTTCGACCTCGAGCGCCGGCGCCTCCGCGCTGAAAGCAGGTGCGTCCACCAGCGCCCTCGGCAACGCGCTCCACAAGACCGGCGAGGAGTCAAAAAAGCTCAAGGAAGCCCACGAGCGCGAGTATCAGGCTTCCACTGCTGTGCGGGACGCCCGAGAGGGACTGGTCACGGCGACGCGCAGCTACCGCGAAGCCGTGGCGGCAGCTTGGAAAGAAGTCCGCGATGCGGCTCGGGACGTGCGCAAGGTCGAAGCAGAAGCGACGCGCGCCGTTCGGGAGGCGAAGAACGAACAGCGTCGCGCCGTTGTGGCCGCGGCGGCGGCGGTGAAGGAAGCCGCACGGCAAGAACGCGAAGCCTTGAAGGCGCAGGTGGCGGCCTACCGCGAACTCGCCGACGCGATGCGCGGCGTGCGTGAAGCCGAACGCGGGGTGCGCGACTCGCGGACCGCTCAGAAGGAAAGCGCTCTCGACCTAGCCGACGCCGAAGACGCGCTCCAGGAACGGCAGGAGTCGATGCGGCAGCTGCTCGAATCTCTCGGGGCGAGCGGGGAAGACCTCGACAAGGTGCTCGCCACCCTCTCGACGGCGGACCTCTCCTCGCTGGACATCGGGTCGCTGTTGGCCGGGGTGGGGATCTCCGTCACCCCCGAGCAGATCGAGAAGGTCTCGGATTCTGCACGGGAACTGCAGCACTCCCAGCTCGGCGTCGAAAAGGCGACCAACACGCTCTCCGATGCAACGGCCGGGCTGACCGATGCCGACGAACGGCTGGCTCGATCGCACGAGGAAGTAGCCGAAGCCCAAGAGCAGGTGAACGCCTTTGCCAAGGAAGGGCTGAAGGCATATGAACCCTACGCCCAGGCCCTGGAGGAAGTCGCGGAAGCCCAGCGCGGGGTGACCAAGGCCAGCGCCGAAGTCGCCCGCGTGCAGGCCAAGGGTGCTGCGGAAGTCGCCGCGGCCGCCGAAAAGCTCTCGCGTCTCCAGAAGGACGGGGTACGGGACAACGCTGCCGTGATCGCCGCCGCTGAGGGCCTGCGCGACGCTCACCAGTCTCTGGCTCAGGCTATCCGCGAATCGAACAAAGCGATGGCCGAAGGCGGAGGTGCGGGGGGCGGGGGTGCCGGCGCGGGAATCAAGGAACTCACCGGCCTGGACCGCGAATTCGCCGAAACCCTCGAAGACGTCAAAAAGGCGCTCGCCAACGCCTTCAAACCGGCGACCACGGCTGTTCTGGAAGGGCTGCGCGACGCGATGCGCTCGATCGTGCCGCTGATCCGCGAATTGCGCCCAGGCCTGACCGCGATCGGCGAAGTGATAGGGAATCTTGCCCGGAGCGCGGGTAAGGCACTGGCCGGGCCGGAATGGACGAAGGCAATCAAATTCTTCGTCCGCTCGAGCGCCAAGGTCACGAAGCTGGTGGGCGAATCCTTCGGCCAGCTCGCCGAGATCCTCCGGGACATCGCCGTCGCCGCAATGCCGTTCCTGGTCGCCGGCCTGCGCAAGGTGCGCGACTTCCTCTCTGGGATCTCGGACAAGACGAAGAGCATCGGCGCTCTGCGCGATTCGATCGGCGGGCTGGTGAGCCACCTGGAAGCCTGGCTCGGGCTGCTGAAGTCGATCGGCGGGCTCATGGTGGCCCTGTTCGGCGGCGAGACCGCGGCGGCGGGCAAGGAACTGGTCGAATGGCTGACGAAGGGAACCGACGCGCTGCGGGATTGGGCAAAGTCCTCGGAGGGCCAGGAACGGATTCAGGCCTTCTTCCAGGACGTGATGCCCTTGGTCAAGGCGCTTCTGGGTCTCTTCGGCGCCCTCGCCAAGGCCGCGCTGCTGTTCACGCAAGTGATGGCCCCGGTCTTCACGCCCATCGTCGGGGGGATCACCAAGGCGGTCGAGCTATTCAACCGCCTGCTGCTGTTGCTGACGGAAATCCCGGCCTCGGTGCGTGGGTTCCTGGGTTCCTTCGGTGGTCTTAGCCTGCTGACCGGTCTCGCCGAAGGCGTGATTGGAGCCTTCAAGAAGATCCCGGGCGCCATCTCCAGTATGGCGGGTGCAGTCGCAGCAACCGCGAGCGACATTGCCAGTGGCGCCGTAGACAAGGTGAGCGAATGGGGTGCTGCAGCGCTGCAGGCCGGGACGGATCTGTTCGGCAAGGTCCGGGAGGGGATCGCCGCAGCAAAGGACTGGGTGGTCATCGCCGCCGGAAATGTCGTCGAGGCGGTCGTCGGCAAGATCACCGGGGCGTTTTCATGGGCACTCAATGCCGGCCGCAGCCTGTTCCAGAAGGTGACCGGGGGAATCAACGCGGCGCGGGCCGCGGTAGTGGGCGCCGCGGCCGACGTGATTGGTGCGGTCATCGACAAGATCACGGGGGCGTTCGAACGAGCGCTGAACGCGGGGCGCAACCTCTTCGAGAAGGTGCGTGGGGGGATCAATGCCGCCTTCTCGGCGGTTGCGGGCGCCGCCGGGGACATCATCGAGGCAGTGATCGACAAGGTCAGCGGCGCCTTCGAGAGGGCCTACAACGCCGGGAAGAACCTCTTCGAAAAGGTCAAGGGAGGGATCAATGACGTCGCCGGCCAGGTCGCCAGCGCAGTCGGGGAGGCGATCACCAACGCGGTCGAAAAGGTCGCCGACTTCGCCTCTCGCTTCTACGCGGCCGGTCAGGCGCTTATCCAGAACCTCATCGACGGCTTCATGTCGAAGGTCGAAGAGCTGTACTCGAAGGTGAAGGGCGCCGTCGACAAGGTCACCGGTCTGCTGCCAGGCTCCGAACCGAAGGACCCGTCCTCGCCTCTGCGTGGTCTCCCCAAGCGCGGGCGGGCACTCATCGAAAACTTCGCCGCGGGCATCGAAGAAGCCGCGCCGGATCTCGCCCGCGTCATGGCTGACGGCCTCTCGCTCTCCGCTACCCCGGCTCAACTCTCGCTCCCCGCGGGCCTCCGGGGCGGCTCGAGCAGCGTCAACCACCACACCTACAACACCGAAATCGTCTCCCCGGCCGGGTCGATCGCCGACCCGCAGATCGCGATGGCGCAGTTCGACGCGATCCTTCGGGCGAAGGGGATCGGATGATCGCCGGGATCGAGGGGCTGCACGCTTGGACCCCGCCCGGGGCGAGCGAACCTGCCGTGGTGCTGGGGCAGCGCTCGGGACTGCTGCTCGCTTCAGGTTCGGGGTCTGGGGACGACGTCGGTGCGCCGCGGCTGAAAATCGTCGAGGTCGGCGGCCTGCATGCGCTGAGCCCGACCGAAGACAACCGCGACCCCCGCATCGGCGACATAGGCTCGACGGCGCGGCCCTCGGAGCGCCGCGAGAAGTCCGTCACCTACACCGGGGTCTTGGAAGCCGAGACGCTGCGGGAGTTGCGCGAAGGCGAGCAGCTCCTACGAGACGCCTTCGCCGAGGTCAACCGCGAAGGGCGGATGGACGTGGCCTGGCACCCGGACAACGACGAGTTCGCCGACGCCCCGCCGGTCTTCTATGAAGCGCGGCCGGTGCTCTGCGAGATCGTCGACCGGCAGGTGAACAAGCGGTGGCATCGGCCTGTGGTGATCGGCCTGGTGCTTGGGGACCCACGGCACTTCGAGGCCGACGCGGCCCACTCGGTCGAAATCAAAGAATCCGACCTGGCGGTGGACTTCACCTGATGACGCTCAACGTTCCACAGAACATCCGAAGGCCGTTATTGGAACTGGGCCTGCCCGCCACGACCGAGCAGCTCGACATTCTCGTCCGAAATGCCACTACGGGCAAGCGGCTCGCGCTTGCTATTCCAGCTGGATGGGCGGGCGCGGATCTCGTACTCGATTTCTTCCGTCAAACGATCAAGGATCAGAACGGGGTAGATCGCTCGGCGCTTCTGGACCCCTTGGAGACCGATCTCTGGCTTCTCAATCCCTTGCTGTCCGGAATCAACGATTTGGAGATCGAAGTCTTCAAAGCGTTCTCTGAAATCAGCAATACCTTCGTCACCGCCCCGTCTGAACCGTCAGGCGTCGCGGTTGACGGCACCTACATTTACTGGGGCGACGGCACCAATATAGGTCGCTCGAAACTCAATGGGAGTGAACCCAACGCGGCCTTTATTGCCGCCCCAGAAAACGCCCTCGGGGTTGCTGTCAATGCAACGCACATTTTCTGGGCGGATACCACGGCGGGCACCATCGGCCGGGCCAAACTCGACGGCACCGAAGCAAACAACAGCTTTGTCACCACGCCGGTTGCTCCGACCGCGGTTGCTGTCAATGCAACGCACATTTTCTGGGCGGATACCACGGCGGGCACCATCGGCCGGGCCACTTTGGCAGGTGGATCACCCAATAACAACTTCATTACCCTGCCGGTCTCGCCTCGAGGGGTATATCTCGATGGCACCTATGTCTACTGGACGGACGTAGACATCAGCATCCTCGCCGATACCATCGGCCGGGCCAAACTCGACGGCACCGAAGCAAACAACAGCTTTGTGGATGTCCCCTATGGGTTCGTCAATGGGATCGCGGTCACCTCGCGACGCATCTACTGGAGCGTCGCCGAGCAGATAGGGCGGGTCAACCTGGACGGAACGCTGCTCCGGGCGGGGCTACTCACGGCCCCGGAAGGAGCGGCCGATCTGGCGGCTGACTCCACCTATATCTATTGGGCCGAGCAGGAAAAAGGCGCCATTGGGCGGGCTCGACTCAACGAGAAAGTCGCTATCGCGGTCACGGCGAAACTGAGCTGGGACCGCGGCTACTACTAGGCCGCTGCGGTAGCTCGGCGAACGCTTCCTTGCGGGTCCAGCTCAAGTCGAACCCTCCAGGCCAGATGCTCGACCAGACCGCTCGGCGATAAGGGTGTCTTTCGAGGAGCCTGCCTTCCGCGTTGCGTGCTTCCGTGTATGACAGAACCACCATCACCCGGAACACGAAGGCCGTGCCGGACGCTCGCTCGGAGCGGAGAATGCCACCCTTCGGTTCCCTCGCTTTGAAGGTGTCGCGGGCCTGAGTGAATGATAGGTAGGTGACCTGTCTCGCTCGGAGTCCACTCCCGGCTGCCGAGGGCGTGCCCGCAGAGACCACCAGCGTCACCGACGCTAGAACTGCGAGAACTACAATCCACTTCGTCATCGGGACTGACCTCCTGGTGACCATGCCCCGGGGTGTTCTCGCACCGCCGGGGCGCTTTTCGGGTACGCAGACGGTAGCAGCGCCGCGCTGATCCGTGTGGGAGCTAGCCGTTCGTATTCGTGTCGGCCACGTACCAGCGGCCTTCGACTCGCTGGAGCTTGAGCGCGCGGTCGCTCGGAAGCGCGACCGTAGCGGCGTCGCCGTCGACCGACACATCGCCATCGTCAAGGGTGCGGATCGCTCGCCGCAGCTTCGCGTCGTCCTCGGGGCCGAAGAGGTCGAAGGCGGTTTTCAAACTGACTTCGCGGTCGGTCGAGATTTCCAGTTCGTCGGCGAGTCCTCGCTTGGCTTCGCCCGTGAGGAGGTCGCACGCCGCCTCGGCGTCGCGGGCGAGAAAGGCGCGCTGGTAGGCGTTCGCGGCGGCGAGCGCCGCCGCCTGCTCGCCTGCCGACGGCGCTGGCGCCGTGGTGCTGCCGCCCGACCCGCACCCGACAAGCATCGCTGCCGCCACCGCTGCCCCCGCGAGCGTCTTCATGGCGCGCACCTTAGCGGGGTCAACGTGGCCGCGCGCCACGCTGGGCATGTGTACCTCGACTTCGATTTGACCGACCTCGAGCAGACGGTCCTTACCCGCCTGGACCAGCGGAACGCCGGGGGCTACGCCGACCTCGGGCTGTGCAGGATGCGGCAGGGTTTCTGCCCGCTGAGCCTCGATGACGACGCGCGCGAGATGGCGACCGCGATCGACACGGCGCTGCGGATCACCCTGAAGGACTCCGAAGGCTTCTCGCTGCCGCTGTTCATCGGCCGGGTGGTGATCCCTGAGCGCAACCGATCCGGCGACGGGCAGACGCTCGGCCTGAACGCCTCCGATCCCTTCTTCCACCTGGAACGAAAGCTGGTGCGGGAAGTCTCAGGCGCCACCTGGAAACCAAGGACCTTCACCGGCAAAGACCAGTCTCAGATCATGTGGTCGCTGATCGCGAGCGTCGCCGCCGATCACGGCGTGGTGGAAGGCTCGCTGCCGGCGTCGTTGAACCGCGACCGCACCTACGCGCCGAGCAAGGAGATCGGGCAGGCGTTGGTCGAGATGTCCGAGGTGATCGACGGCCCCGACTTCGAGCTCGCCCCGGTCCTGGCCACCGACGGGACGCTGGTCGAGTTCAACACCTACCACCCGCGCCAAGGCGCGGACCTCACCGACTCGGTGATCTTCGAGTCCGGCGGGGGGTTGCGCACCGCGACCGCGCTCACCTACTCCCCCGCTGGCGAGAGACTCTGCAACGCGTTCCTGGCCGTGGGCGCCCCGAAGGATCAAGAAAGCGAAACGCCCGAGGCCCTGCACCCCTCCTACTTCGCTAAGCACGCAGTCTCGATTGCCAAATACGGCCAGTTCGAGGAACGCGAGCAACTCGACGACGTAAAGGAAGCCGCGACGCTGAAAGCTCACGCGGAAGCCGCCGTCGCCGCCGCGGCCTACCCGATCCCCTACTTCGACTTCACCGCCGCACCCGAGCAGTACGAAGAGGAGACCGGGGAGGGGATGCCGCCCCGGTTCGGGATCGACTACTGGCTCGGCGACACGATCACGATCCTCGACTACGACGACGGCGAAGACGACGAACCGCTGGAGCTGACCGGGCGCGTGACGGACGCGAAAGTCACCGAGCGAGCCTCCGGACAGATCGAGGTGAAGGTGACCTGCGCGCCGGAGCTCAGCTCGGCCGGGATCACCGGCGAAGCCCTGACCTTGCTGGTTCCGGAGGGTGAATAGACGATGCGCGTTCCACGTAAAACGTTGGCGGTGGACCTGATCAGGAAGGCGGTGAGGCCGAAGGTGGCGCTGCCCGCCACGCCGCTTTCGGGTGGACCGGAAGGACCCGAAGGTCCCGAAGGTCCGAAAGGAGAAAAAGGGGAAACGGGCAAAGAAGGCCCGCCTGGCTCGGCAACCATGAACGGCTTCAAGGAGCCGTGTCGAGTCGCCACGACCGCGAACATCGCAATTGCCACGGCGTTGAACCCAGGAGACGCGATCGACGGGGTCACCCTCGCCGAAGGTGACCGGGTCCTGGTCTGGAAGCAGACGACCACGAAAGAAAACGGCCTCTGGATCGTCGGGGCAGTGCCGGTCCGCGCTACCGATGCTGACGGCGCCGGCGAGCTGCGCGCAGGCACCACCGTCCGCGTGCAGGAGGGAACGGTGAACGCTCGCCGGGAGTTCACCATCGTCACGGCAGGGCTTATCACCCCTGGCACCACTTCACACGACTGGTCTCCGATCACCCAGAGCGGGACGGCGGAAATTACCTGGACGGCCGAAGGTCAGAAGTCCGACGTGATCACGGTGCTGCACGATCTGAAACTGGAACCGAAGGCGGTGCAGCTCACCTTGTGGCGCTCGGAAGCCACCGAAGTCGCGGTGGTCCCCGGGCTGGTAGAAGGATCGAAGTCCGCTACGCAATTCAAAATCAAGGCCATCGGGTCCATAAAAATCGCCGCCGGGACCAAAATCAAAGTGGATTGGACGGCCACCCTCTGGTAGCTGGGTCAACGACCGGGAAGCACACACTGGGCAGTGTGCATCTGCCGAGCACAGGAACCGAGCGGGGCCGGTGATTGACCAGCGAGCGACAGCAGGGGGACGGCAAGTCCTCGCCGGCTATGGCGAAGCTGATCACGGTCGCCGTCCTTGCGATGGCGGGGTACAGCCAGATCTCCACGGGTCAGATCGATCCCATGCTCATCACCGCAATGGTGGCCCTCGTGTTGATCTGGCTCGGGCACGGCGTCGACCGCTTCTTCGGGCCTTGAGAGGGACGCGATGACCTTTGCCCAGCGCTCCTACTCAGCCGTCCAGCGGAACCCCGGCATGACGATCGGCTTCGTGCTCGGGTTCACCTTGATCCTGGTCGTCGGCTTGCGAGGCGAGAATACCCGCAACATCGTCACCGATTCCCCCTGCGCCAAAGAGGCCAGCGCCGAGTGCCAGAACATCAAGCAGCGATCCGACGAAGAGCGCTCGGTCTCCTCTACCTGCGTCCTCTTCTACAAGGTCGACAAGGGCGGGAAGCTCTTGAAGCTGACGAAGTGCGAGGTCAAGCAGCCGCGGGGTGGAGGTGGTGCGATCGAACCCGGGCGGGTTGCGCCTGTCGGCGCCGAGGCTGCATCGGGCAGGCCGGACCGCGGTCGCGGTGACTCGACGTCGACCGTGGTGCCGCCGAAAGGCGGCGGCAAGCCCCCGTCTGCGCCGGCTTCAGGTGGCACGAACGGAGAACCGAGCCGCGGTGACCCGGCGCCAGCCGCCGCGAGCCCCGGCAAGTCCGAAGGCCATGGCAACTCTGAGTCCTCCAAAGCCAACCCAATAGCTGAAGGAGCAGGTAAAGCAGTGGAAGACGTCGGCTCTGCGGCTGGAGACGTAGTAGGGGAAACGGGTGACTCCGTGAACCACGCCGTCGAAGGCGTCACCGGGAAAGCCTGTGGTCCGCTTGGGGCGAGCTGCGGACCTGCCGGCTAGGCCGGCGCGAACATCTCGTCTAGACGGCGCTCGATCTGTTTCGACGCCTTCTCCCACTCTTCCAACGTCGGTTCGCGGTCCTCGTAGGCTGCGCGCCAGAACGGTGCCAGTTCCTTCTGTAGCTCGCGCTCTTTCGCCAGCTCATCCTTGACGAGGTCGATTCCGGGGCCGCCGGTGCGCTCGGGGGAGAGGGTGCGCATTGCTTCGCGCCATGCGGCGTTCCAGGGGAGTCGGTTGCGCTTGGCCTCGGCGAGGACGCGGCCTATCTGCTCCCACGGATTCACCGGGCCGAATCCTAGATCTGGGGCCGGATGGGTCAACGGGGGGTCGGCCTAACGTCGCTCCCATGCCAGAGAACGGCAAGCTCGCCCCCTCCGAACTCGCTGCGATCCCCGGCGGCCGACTCGCCAAGCCCGCCGCCCGCGCATGGAACGCCGCCGGCGGCCCGGCTGAGGCGGGGTGCCTGCCGACCGGCCCCGAATCCACCTACCGCGATCTGGCGGGCCAGGAGAAGCAGCGGCACGAATGGTGCGCGAAAGGTCTCTGCGGCAACGCTGCCGTCCCTGGCACGTCCAATCACGGCCTCGGGATCTGCGTCGACCTCAAGGAACCGTGGATGCGGGCCTGGATTGACGAGCACGGTCGCCCCTACGGCTGGGCGAAGACCGAAGCCTTCCAGGAGTGGTGGCACGTCAACTTCACCGGCGAAGTCACCATCGACCTCTTCGACACGCTCCGCAAGGGCGACCGCGGTAAGCGCGTCCTCTGGTACACCCGCCGCCTCGCCTACGTCCACGAGCCGGGCGGCAAGGCCTACCTGAAGAAGAAGCACCCGCCGCGCAAGTTCGGGCGCCGGGTTGAGGAAGCCGTCGAAGCCTTCCAGGTAGACCACCACCTCGAGGTCGACGGCGAAATCGGCCCGCGCACTGCGGCGCTCATCGCCGCCAGCTTCCGCCGCCAGTACCAGGCCCGCCACCACAAGCCGCGACGCGGCACCCACTCCGCCGCCGCCAGCTCGGCGATCAAAGCCCCGGCCGCGGAGACGACCCGCCCGGTCTGGAAGCCCTCCTACGCCGCCCGCTTCATCGGGAAGTGGGAGGGCTACCTGGACCACGCCTACCTCGACACGATCGCCGAGCCGGACGTGTGGACCGGCGGCTACGGCCACACCGGTTCGGACGTGAAGCCGGGGATGCACGTCTCGCGGGCACTGGCGATGCGCTGGCTGATCAGCGACATTCGCAGCGCCGCCCGCGGCGTCAAGCGCAACATCCATGTGCCGCTGACGATCCGCCAGCGGATCGCGCTGATCTCCCTCGCCTTCAACTGCGGGCCGGGCGCCGTCGAAGGCTCCACGCTGCAGTCCCTCCTCAACGCCCGCCACTACGAGGCCGCCGCCGACGAGTTCCTGAAGTGGAGCCACGCCGGGGGCGTCGTGGTCGAGGGCCTCCTGAACCGGCGCAAAGAGGAGCGCTGGTTGTTCTTGCACGACGGGAGGAAGCACTGATGCGCCCGGTCGCGAGTGCCTTCTACAGCGATCCGGTCCTCTTCTTGGGGGCGGTGCAGATCGGCGTGTCTTCGGCCGCCGCTGCCCACAAGATCTCGGGGTGGATTCCGGTGGCGACGCTGGCGATCATCAGCTTCGCTCAACGCCAGCTGGTGAAACCGACCCGGCGGCGCCGATGACCCTCTGACCTTTAGTCGACTCCATGCTCCTGAGACCCTCTGCCTTCGGGCAGGGGGTCTTTTTGCGTTCCGAGGGGCCGCACCTCTTTCGGCGGGGAACTACGGACATGCAGCAGTGAGGAACGGTCGAGTATTCCTCTGGTGCTCTTTACGGTCCAAGAACTCCGGAGTGACTGGCACGAGGTCGGCTGCCCTGATGCCCCTTGCGAAGGCGAGGCGGTTGAGGAGGTCGGAACGCTCGCGGGGATGTATCGAGCACGGGCCTTCGGCTCCAGGATCTGGCACTACTTCTGGGTGGGGAGAGATGGAGCCGTCGAGGATATGGACGGGCACTGAGGGGAGAACTCGGTAGGCCGTGCGTCTGCGTACCCCCACGTTCCCGTCCAACGCCCTAAGCTTTCCCGCGTGCTGGAGATCTGGGGAGCGGTCCACGAGGGACGAGGCGGTCGGGTTGGCCCGGCCGAGGGAAGCCAACCCGACCGAGCAATTCAGGAGCCCTTCGAGGTTTTCAGCGTGGGCACCGCAGTGGGGATTTCGGCGATCTGGAGCAAGGTCGTCACCTCCCTTCGAGGCCCGTGTGTAAGCGGACTTGGCAAGCATCTCCACGGGGTCGGACGGCATGCCTGACCTACCTGCCATCGCGTCGATCCCCGAGCTGACGATCGAAGTCCATAAGCTGCTGCAGCACCCGCTCCGCCATGAGATTCTTCTACGGCTCGGCGACGGGCCTGCCACGCCGGGCCAGCTCGCCAAGGTGACCGGCAAGTCAGAGCGCCAGGTCTATGATCAGATCAACGTCTTGAAGAGCGCGACGCCGGCGCTTGTCGAGCTGGTTGAGAAACGCCGCGGCCCCCGTGGGGGCTGGGAACACATCTACAAGGCTGTAGAGCGGCGCCTGATCAACGCCGAGGAGTGGGAGCAACTGCCTGCGGTCGTCAAGGCGACCTCAGAGACGACGATCACTCGGATGCTTCACGAGGAGATGGTTCGTTCGCTCGAAGACGGCTGCTTCTACCTCGACCCGGACCACGTCCTGATCCGCTTCCCCATGTGGCTCGACCGCGAGGGCATCAGAGAGGTCGACAGAATCTTCAGCCGAGCCTTCAACGAAGTCGCCGACGTCGAGCGTACGAGTGCCGAGCGCCGGCACGCTTCAGGGGAGGCGCCGATCCGCGTCATCGCCGGCCTGACCTCCTTCGTGGCCGCGCCGGTTGACCGAAGCGTCCCGCGGTACTGAGAAAAAACTCGGGTCTAGAAATTCCCGGTCACTGTGTGTTGACTGCTCCCGGCCAACACAGAATCTGACCTTTGGAGGGGACCAAACAGGTGGACAGGGAGAGGCCGGCCGGCGGAAGCGGGATCGAGCAAGACGTACTCGGCGATCTTTTGGCCGAGGTTCGCCGAGCCCGCGAAAGGCTCGATCCCGCTTCCGCCTGGCAGCCCGCCCTAGCCGAGCTTGAAGACGAAGTGAAAGACGGTCAGCCTTTTCTCTTGAGGGTTGCTTCGGCGTCGGAGAGCAAGTCCAGCAGCGACGCGTCCGTCGTCCCCTCATAGCCATTGATCAAATCGTTGAGGGCCGTGAAGGTCTGCCCCTCCTCGAACTTGCGGATCGTGTCTTCGGTCTTGCCGACCTTCGCCGCGACCTCGCTGCGGGTGACCCCCGCCTCTTCCCTTGCTTTCTTTGCTGCCGATGCGAGGGCTTCTATTAATCCGGTGGCCACGGCCGCAACGGTAATGCAAAACCGCATGTTGGAGAATAGTTCTCGAAAATAATTCTGGAATCTAGTTCTGGAACCTGCTACGGTTGTCCCCGTGAGTGATCACGCGAACAACCGACTCGCCGAGGCCATGGAGGCAGCGGGCAAGTCCCGGTCTGAAGTCGCCACCCTCGTCGGTCGCACCGAAGACACGGTTCGGAAGTGGGCGAACGGCGCGACCATCCCGGCGGACCTGGCGCCGGTCGTCGCGGAGTTCCTGAACGTCGGGCCTGGCTGGCTAATGGGATGGGATCGAGTCCCAGCTAGTTCAGGGAAGGCGGCGTAGGTCGTGGCTCTCTCTCGTGAAGAGAAGATCCTGAAGGCTGATCGGGAGGCGGTCTAGATGTACGCCGTCGAAGTCAGCTACGAGCGCGACCTCTACGGGAAGCGCAGCCGCTACAAGCACTTCGAGGAGCCGGAGGACGCCGCGCAGTACTACGAAAGCGAGGCTGAACCTCCGAAGAACGAACTCGCCCTGTTGATCGAACTGCTGGCGACCGGCCAGGGGATCGAACACCTCAATGAGGAAACGGGCAAGAAGGTAGTCGCCTACGAGCTTGAAGAGGCTGTGGTCTGAGTGGGCGGGGTAGAGGTGGCCGAGCGGTCATTGGTGGATGTTCTGCGCGCCGCGAAGGAGCGGATCAGTGACCCGGAGCGGTGGACGCAGGGGACTGCGGCTTGTGGCAGCGACCGGCGACCGTGCGAGTACGAGGAAGCGGCTCGTTTTTGTGCCCTTGGCTCCTTGGACTTTGAGTGCATCCCCCTCTACCAGGACACCTATCCGCTCCTCTACGGAGCTGCGCAGGAGCTATTCGGCCAGGGTGTATCGGCAGTGAACGACCGCCTTGGTCACACCGCGACCTTGGCGGTTTTTGACCGCGCCATAGAGCTAGCGGAGGCCGAGCAGACGTGACCTCCCTCGCCCCTCTCGCATCTATCGGAGACGTGCTGGTCAGGGTCGGGATCGGCGTCGTCGTCTACTTCCTGCTCTCGCTGATCGCTCTCGGCGCCTACACCGCCTGGTGCGATTACCGCGAGCGGCAGAACCAGCAGGCGGCCGAGCGGTTTGACTTCGAACGGCACGCCGCCAAGGAACTGTCCGATCATCTTCGCGTCGTCGGCGGCAACCACATCCCGAGCGAGGAGCGGTGGTCCGCGTGAACGACTTCCCCAACAAAAACGCGACTCGCGGGGCTGCAACCCCCAGTCGCCCAACCAGCGAAGGAGACTCTTCGATGGCTGCCGACCCGACCCTACAACCGATTGGCTGGAAGCCGGATCTCGACGAGGTGACCCGCGCTCGGATCGAGCTGGGGACCTCACCTCTCCAGATCGCCGCTGAGATCGTGGAAGACGTCCACACCCAGCTCCGGGAGGCGATGAAGCTCACCGACTGCACCGAGCACCGGGACCTGCACCTGCGGTTGGGGAACGAGATCAACGACCTGGACGACGTCGTGGCCCTGCTGATGGAGCGGTGCTCATGAGCCCGAACCCCAAGGCGTACGAGGCTCCCGTTAAGGCGCCAGAGCCGACGCCGGTTGTCGAGCCTCCGGCTGAGGAGGCCCAGCCCGTCGTCTACCAGCCGAAGGCGCTGAGCCAGCGCAACCCGGTGTCCATCGCCGAGCACTTCTACCGCTCCGGGTTCTTCCCGGACGTGAAGTCGCTGAGCCAGGCCGTGGTGAAGATCATGGCCGGCGAAGAGATCGGGATCGGCCATATGACCGCGATCAAAGGCATCACGATCATCGAGGGCACGCTGGGCTACACCGGCAACCTCGTCGCCACCCTGATCAAACGGCACCCGACCTACGAATACAAGGTGCTGGAGCGCACGAACGAGCGTTGCCTGATCGAGTTCTACGATGGCGAGGATCTACTCGGCGAGTCGGAGTTCACTGTCGATGACGCCGAGAAGGCCGAACTCGTCAAGCCGAAGAGCAACTGGGTCAAGTGGCCGCGGGCGATGTGCTTCAACCGAGCCCTCACCGAGGGTGCCCGTGCCTACATCCCGGACATCACTGCAGGGAGCCCGGCCTATACCGACGACGAGATCGAAGAGGTCGTTACTGCAGGGCCGGTTGCGGCCGAGACCGTCCAAGAGGACGGCCTGCCACCGGAACGCCTCGACGAGCTACTCAAGGGCTACGAGATCGCCGGACCGCACCTTGGCGGAGTCAACGAGCTCGACGGGCTGAACTTCCTGCTCGGCACGCTGGGCCTCGATGGCATCGAGCCCGGTGAGGGAGTCGACGACAGGGTCACTCAGGCGTTCCGGGGGCTGACCGAAGAGCAGGCCTACGAACTCGAAGCCGAGTTCAAGCAAGCCGTCGACAAAGCGGAGGCCGCAAATGCTGACGCTTGATCGAAAGCAGGTCGGTCGCTTCGAGGAGTTCATCCTGCCCAACGGCGAACGGGTCTACTTCGAAGAGAAGCACCACGCCTACTACGCCGAAGTCAAAGAGAATCCGAAGTCCGAGGGCGGCTACAGCTTCGTGCGGTCCTCCCGGCTGACCGGCGTCTCGACGATCTCCAAGTTCCTGGATCCCAACGCCGACCCGCTGATGCACTGGGCGGCGAAGCTGGACCGGATCGGGGTGGCCGAGTTGGCATCGGCGGCGATTGAGTCCGAGGGTGACCTGACCTGGCTGATGGAAGAGCCGTCGATCAGCGCTGCCCTTCGAGAGGCCGAGGCGACGTGGGCGCACGTTCGGGACCGCGCCGCGGTCCGCGGGACGAACGTCCATGAGCGGATCTTCCTCGCCTTGGCGACGGGGCGTGAAGCACCAAGCCTTGCCGCGCTGACCGAGGAAGAGCGCCGCTACGGACAGGCGGCGATGCGCTGGTGGCGCGAGCGCCGGCCTGAACCGATCGCAGCCGAGCAGGTGACGGTCGACCACTCCAACGGGTTCGCGGGTCGCTTCGACCTCCTGGCCACGGTCGACGCTTCCGACTTCGAGCATCTACCCGAGTCGATCCACGGCGGCGGATTCACCGTCTTGGTTGACGCGAAGACCCGCGAGAAGGGCAAGGTCCGCAAGTCCGACCACGTCCAGCTCCCGGGCTACGAGGTGGCCAACCGGGCGTGTGGGATCGGTGCTTCCGACGTGCAGCTCGCTCTGATCCTGATGCCCGACGGCACCTACCGAGAGGAGTGGTGTGTCGGGACGGAGGCCGACTTCTACTCGGCGCTCAACTCCTGCCACTCCGGCAAGCACCTGGAGAAACGGATGCGAGACGCCGGCAAGGCCCGAGAGGCGGTGATGGCATGACCGCCGGAGCCGAGCTGGTCCCGGTCGACACGCAGGATGCGGTCACCGACGTCGAGCGCCAGGTCGCCGAGGCCCGCGCCCAGGCTGAAGCGATCGAGGTCCGCGACGAAGCCTCCGCTGCGCTGGCGACCGGCGTCCTCCGCGAAATCAAGGCGCGCCGAAAGGCGGCCGAGGAGAAAAGGCGCGAACTCGTCGACCCGCTGAACAAGACCGTAAAGACGATCAACGCCGATTTCAAAGCGGCGATGGCCCCGTTCGACGAGGCCGACACGATCGTCCGCTCCAAGGTTCAGAACTGGACCGACGAGCAGGAGCGCATCCGCCGTGAAGAGGAGGAACGGCTGGAGCGCGAGCGCCAGGAGCGGGAGCAGAAGGTCCGCGAAGAGCGCGAGCGTCAGGAGGCCGAGGCCCGAGCGAAAGCCGAGCAGGCCGCCAAGGAACAGCGCGAAGCCGAAGAGGAGGCGAGGAAGGCCAAAGACGAGGCCGACCGCGAGACCGCCGAGAAGCTCGCCCAGGAGGCCCGCGAGAAGGCACAAGAAGCTCAGACCGCCGAGTCGGCCATCGCCTCACTGCCCGACGTACAGCTCCCCAAAGCGGTCGTCGAGTCGGCGAAGAAACCGGAGGGGATCTCGACCCCGAAAAGGTGGGTCGCCGAGGTCGCGGATATCACCCAGCTTCCCGACTTCCTGCCGAACGGGACTCCGCTCAAGGTGGTCGTCGCCGCGGCGCTCACCCGCTACATGCACGACACGTTGAAGGAGACCGGGGGGCCGCCGGAGATGGCCGGCGCCGAGTTCAAGCAGGTCAGCACCTTGGCGGTGAGAGGCTGATGGTCAAGCACTCCCACAAACAGCAGGAAGCCTTGAAGGACCCCCGGCGCATGGCGATCTACGACTACCTGCGGGGTGAGGAGGTAGCCGCGCGCCGGACGTGCGGATCGATCCTCGAGCAAGGCATCGACGGCGCGAAGGACTACGCCGTCGCCTTCTACCAGATCGGTGTGCTGGAGCAGGCAGGGCTCGTAGTGAAGGAACCCGGCACGAACCAGTACCGGGCGGTGGAGCTTTAGTGGATACCTCCATGCTCGTGCCGGGAGATCGGGTCGAGTGCAATGTGCTCGGCAACGTCTTCCCCGCGACCATCCGCGACCGGGTTCCTTACCAGGGCTTCCACGTCGATCCGGACGATCCCAAGCGGATCACCTACCGCTTCGTCCGGCGAGCGAACATCGTCAAGAAGCTGGAGAGCGGGGTGGGGGCGTGAACGTCGAAGTCGTCAAGCGCCAGTACCCCTGCCGGTTCTTCCGCTCAGACCCCACCTCGACCGCGTGTCGATCGTGCGTTCTCGCTACCCACGTCCGCCTTGAGGGAACCGGCCGGACCCTGTGTGGTCACGACTGTGTCGACGAGGCGGGATGGATGCCGATGGTCGACGCGCACCCGGAGGACATCGACCAACTCGACCGGTGCACGGTGTGCTACTCGCGGCTCCCGCAGAGGGTGTTGGTTCTGTGAACGACGATCTGACTCGACTCTCCAAGGAGCTGAAGGATCGCCTCCCGGAGCACACCTATGAGGCCGTGGTCAGACGGGCGAGGGCACTGGGCTCGGATGAGGCTCGCAGGCAGCTGCTCGCGGACATCCTTGAGCGGCGCGAACGCAGCGAAGGAGCCGCAGCGTGACCTACTCACTCCACTGCAACGCCTGCGGGAGCGCCTTCGAGGCCAAACGACCTCACGCCCGTTACTGCTCCGATGCCTGCCGGACGAGGCATTGGAAGGGAGCAGGGGGTCAAGGCGCTCAGCCCGACTCAGAACGCGTTCTAGCCCAGCCCTTCGACCGCGACCGCATCCTCACCGCCCTCAAGGCACGAGGCAGCCAGGGCATCCACTCGCACGAGATACGACGCCTAGGTCTCTCCGGCCACCCCTCGATGCGCATCTCCGAACTGGAAGAGCGCGGCTACTCCATCGAGCACCACCGAGAGCACAAGGGACGTAGGCCAGGGGTCCGCTACGTGTTGGTTTCTGAGCCGCGGTCCGTCTCCGAGGCCAAGGCCGCGTAGGGGCAATGCCGTGGCCCACTGTCAACACCAAGGGGCGCCGGTGAATGCCGAGCGATCTCCCCTTCATGAAGCTGTGGGTCGACGACCTGCTCGCGGATATCACCGAGATGGGGCTGACCGACGAGGAGTTCGGCGCCTACATGAAGCTGCTGCTGATCGCCTGGCAGCGCGGGTCGATCTTCGCCGACGTGAAGCGGAACGCTCGGTGGTTGTCTTGCTCGGAGCGCGAGCTGACGAAGCTCTGGCCAGCCTTCGCCCACAAGTGGCACCCGAACGCCGATGGCGGATTGGTCAACCGGAAGATGGAGGAGGTTCGCGCCGAGGCGCTCTCCAAGTCCTCAAAAGCTCAGCAGGCGGCGAACGAACGGTGGGCACGGGAACGTGCCCGCAAGGCTGCCGAAGAGGAAGCGAAGGCCGCGTGATGCGAACGCAATGCAGACGCATATGCGAACGCAATGCAGACGCATATGCGAACGCAGATCCTGTTGCATCTGATTCGCACGGCTTTTTCGGTGCACCGGCATATGCAATGGCCGATGCCAGTCCAAAGCACAGAGTCCAGAATCCAGAGGAAGGGTAGGGCTTTTGACTTCGATCGGTGTAAACAGCCCTTCCCTTACCGACCTTCACCTTGAAGTGTGGTCGGTACTACAGGGCGGCATCGACTCTCTCGGCCTGAACGATTTCGGCAACCCGTGGCCTGCTCCCCGCGGCGACGCGATTGCCCGGGCACTGACCCGGCACGAGCCCGACCTGTGTCTCGCTGCTGCCAAGGAAGCCCGCGAGATCGTCGTCTC